AAGTACTTGTGAAACTAAAACAGAATCCTTATTAGAAGAAGGTAGATTAAAAGAAGCTCATGGTATGGAATGGACAGAGTGGAAAGGTCGTACAGCTTGCCGTCAAATTAGCTTTGAAATAGCACAACAGATAAGAAAAGAATACGTACCTAGAAAAGTAACACAGGGTACGTTAGCCAAAAGGTATAATACTACACGATCTGTTGTAAGACATATACTTGCAGGCAGAACATACTTAAAACCTTAATGGAAGCAACGGGATTTAGACCTACAGTAGCACAACAAGGATTCATAGACTTACTCCTTAGTTCAGACGCTAAATACTACACCTTAGTATCTAGCCGTCAAGCGGGGAAAACAATGTTAGGTATGAACCTACTTCTATATTTTAGTATTAATAATGCAGGAAGTAAAGTAGCCTTCATCTCACCAACATATATGCAGGTAAGAAAGGTTATGGAAGAATTACACAATGCAATAGCCTTAGCAAAGATAACAAAGAAAGTAAACTACTCTACCTATGAAATACATTTCCATAATGGTTCAGTAATCTATTTTAGATCTGCAGATAACTATGATTCTTTAAGGGGTTATACATTCGACTATATGATTGCAGATGAAGCCTCCTATTTAAAAGAACAAGGATGGCGTGCCGCAATACAACCAACAGTCTTAGTAAGAGGAAAGAAAGTAATCTTAATGTCAACGCCAAGAGGACAAGACTTCTTCTATGAAATGTATCAGTTAGGTAAATCAGAAGATCACCCAACCCACCAATCATATAGAATGACATACAAAGGTAATCCCTTCGTAGATATGTCAGAGATAGAAGCAGCAAAGAAAACCCTACCACCAGCTATATTTAAAGCAGAGTATGAAGGAGAGTTTGTAGCAGGAGAATCAATGGTCTTTGAGAACTATACTAATTGTATGTTTGACCGATACCCACAACCTAAAGGTAGAGTGTTTGCAGGCATTGACCTTGGTAAAGAATCAGATTATACCGTCGCTACCTTCATTGACGAGTCGGGCCAAGTAGTAGATATTTACAGAGACAACAAGAAGGATTGGACAGTAATGATAGAAGAGATAATTAAGAGAGCTAAGAAATACAAAGCAACCCTAATGGTAGAAGCCAATTCAATGGGTACTGTAGTAATAGAACAGATTAAAAAGAAACACCAAGATACACATGCCTTTCAGACTACTAACAAATCCAAACAAGAAATAGTAGAAGGTCTTATCTTAGATTTCCATGAAGAGGCTATAGGTATCCCAAGTCCGCAAGTCATACCAGAACTTCAGAATGAATTAGACGTGTTCGAGATGAGATACTCTCCTAAATCAAGATCGGTCATCTATGCCGCCCGAGAACCATTCCACGATGATCTAATAATTAGTCTAGGGATTGCAAACTACAACCGTAAACAAAATAAGAGTTACGGCCAGTATGTATACATGGGAGGTTAAGCTTTTTCATGATCACAGTAAAATATATTTAATAGTATATGTTTGAAATTAAAATAGATGGTAAAGTAAAACAATTCCCTGAAAGGTTAACTACCCGACAGTGGATGAGACTTGCTCGTTGGGATGTCAGTCACCACGAAAACTGGCCATTCATAATTGGAGCTATGTTAGAGATCCATCCGAAAGATGTAGAAGAAATGCCAGAAGGCCAACAAGAATTAATAGTAGGATTTACAGTAAGCTTAATGAATAGAAGACACGGAGCACCTGGGTTTGATCTAAGCCAATTAACCTTTGGCGAATGGGTAGACTTAGATGTATGGACGGCGGAAGGCTTTGACAAATCACTCCTTAAATGTTTAACAATCTTAGGAGATACTGAATACTCTGATGAAGCCCTATGGAAGATAGAGAAGTGGTTAGACTATAGAACCTATGTATACAGACAGTATGCAGAAATGTTTGGCCTAACAGAAGAAGGCGAACTAGAAGTAGAGGATGAAGACCAAGAACCTAAGAGCCACGAAGATATCATAGCAGGTTGGTATACCATTATCTGTGGTCTAGCAAGTGAAGATGTTTTACGAATAGATAGTATAACCAAACAGCCGTTATTATCAATACTTAATTTCATGGCTCATCAAAAGAGAAAGCAGATCGCAGAGAACTTTCAAAAATTAAAGCAACAAAGAGAATATGAACTACAAAGAAATCGTAGATAGAATAAGACAAGTAGTCTTTGACCATAAGATGTTAGTAGACTTTGGCTATGGCCAGATCAGTGATATTAAGACAAGAGCAGAAGGCCAAGATGGTTCGGTTAATGATGCAGACTACCCTTATTGTTTCTTAAACCCAGCACAGCACATTAGAACACAGACACAGATAACCTATAACTTTAACATGATCCTAATGGACATGGCTAGAGAAGAGGAAGGTGATAGCTATCAGAACTTCTTAGCAATCCAATCAGACTGTATACAATACATAGACGATATCATCGCTAGGTTATACTTCCATTACAAGGATCAACCTGAAGTAAGTTTTGATTTAAACTATACACCATTCTATGAAAGGTTCCAAGACTCACTAGCAGGTGCTACCGCTAATTTAAGTATTACAGTACCAACAAACATTAACGATTGTATCACACCTTACAAACCTGGTCCTATCTTAATATGGGCAAAACAAACTACAACCTTACCTTATAGTGTCAATGGTTACATACAAGCTAACGAAATAGTTGACGATCCTTTTAGTATGTGGAGTCAGTATGGTCAAGGAGAAATAGCAGACTTAAGACTATGGTCGCCAAGACCAACACCTGCACCTATGGTATGGGAAGCTACAACTACTATTAAATGTAAGGTACAACCTACACAGGCAGAGTGGGATGAGTTTAGAGATTGGAGACTTGCTATTGGCTTAAGTCAAAATGATCCAGTTGCAACAGTAACAGGTCTCTCAGCAACGCCACCACAAGTAGGAGATGTAATAGCATTTAAAGTAGCAATAACCTATAATCTAACCACTGCTCTCTTTGCTGGTTTAAGGCTAAGAGATAATCCGCCAGGTGAACCATGGTCAACCCTATTCGATCAACTAGACGCAGAAATCAAAGTATACACAACAGACTATGGCCTTTAACCAATCTAGCTTTGATGCATTCCAAGAGATTATTGACGAGATCAATGACTTAGATGGTGCTATACAATCCTTAGCTACACAGATAGCAACAGAGATTAGAGAGGCTAGTCCAGTAGATAGTGGTGACCTTAGAAGATCGATTAAGGTAAACTTAGATAGATATGGCTTTCAATTAGAAATGTTAGCCTATGGTTTCTATCAGAACTTTGGAGTAGGACCAGGAGCAAGAACTCCATTTAATGCAATGCCAACTGGTGGTTCGCCTCAACAACCTTTCGGTATCTCAGACCCTGTAGACTTAGGATTCTACGAATACAAACATAGAAAGTTTGGCCTTCCAGCAAGACCATTCTTTGATATACAAGACATAGAAGATAGACTGTTTGAAACGGTCTTAAATAATATAGATTAATTATGGCAGTAACAGTATTACAAACCCCAACCCAACCATTTGATATGGCATACGGTGCTAACCCAATTACACTCTCTAATATTGATAGTGTTACAGGTGCTGATAAGTATGCACTACGTATTTTCATAGTAGGTCAAACAGATCCTATCGCAGATATTAGGCAAACACCTAATAGAATAGGTAGAGCAGTCTTTGATATTCAAAACATATTACAGAGTTATGTAGGACCACAGACTAATAAGATAGACTCTCTACATATGCCTGGGTTTGCACAGAACACTCGTTTAGATCTTGCAGGTCCAACACTTATAGAATATCAAATAGCTACAGCAACAGAGAGTGGTGGTGTTGTAAGCTCATTTACTACCTATCCACAAATCTTTACAGTCTTAGCAGGAAGTAAGCAATATTTTCAAGTACCTTTTGATACTAATCCTTATCAGCCTCTTATTAGTGGTGATGACACTGCACTACCTTGTTCAGTAATTGATAGAACTGCTAAACCTTTGAGTGATAATACATTTACAATAGAAGATGAATTACCAGCTAAGAGTGGTGCAATCTATTCAAGTCCTGGCGGTATAGATGTACATAACGTATATAGAAACGATCAGTGTACTAAAACATTCTATCAGCCTGTACAGAAGTCAACTACAGCAGCACCTAATGCAGCGGTGCAAGGTATCGAAGCATTCTATATCTTACAATATAGTGCAACCTCTAACAGTGCTATACAAACTAACATAATAACTAACACACAGTCTAATGGTGGTGGTCCTAATATTTCTTTAGGACAAGGAACTCTAATCAGTGGACAATTTCAAACAATTACAATAGCTAGTGGTCCGGAGAACTTAGTGGTACCTCTAAATGCTGCGACTGCATATTACTATATTATACCTGCAGTATGGGGTTGTCCTGAAGATCCACAATCACAGATAGATGTAATGACAGCTGCGGCTTGGAGAGCACAAAAGTATATTATTAATGATGAGCCTTGTAATGATTATCCACATGTACAATTTGCATGGCAAAACTCTTATGGTTATAGAGACCAGTTTACATTTACAAAGCAAGTTACACACTCTACTTCAACTAAGAATAATAACTTCTTAAAAGGTGCAGCAGACTATAACTCAAGTAGTTACAATGTAGACCTACAAGATAGAGGTTATACTACTTACTCACAGAAAATAGAAAACAAATTTAAAGTGATGTCAGGCTATATGTCTGATGCCGAAGCGGATCTATTAAAACATATGTACCAGAGCGCTGAGGTTAAAGCCAGGTTCTCTGATGGACCTTATGCTGGTCAGTGGGTACCTATAATAATTACCGCAACTAATTATACAGAAAAGACTAGTCGTAAGGACAAGTTATTCCAATATACAGTAAGCTTTAGACTTGCTTCAAACCTTAAATCAATGAGAGGATAATATGATTCAATTAAAAGTATACCCGTTTGAAGGTGCTCCGGACACAGATGCAATCTTCTTAGACCTTTACGAAACACAGCCTATTAAACTTACACTGAGTGTAGAAGATGTAACGTCAGCCGATGCTACATCAGTATTTAGTAGAACCTTTAAGGTACCTGCAACTAGAGATAACAATGAGTTTTTTCAGAATGCTTGGGAACTAGACGGTATAGACTTTGATATTACAATTAAGAAACCTGCAGAGATCTTAGTAGATGGTGCTGAATTTAAGATAGGCCATGTAAGGCTACAGAGAATCTTTTCAAATGCAGACTTAGATAAGACTGATTACGAATTACTCTTCTTAGGAGAGACAAGAGACTTTTCAAGTGCAATTGGTGAATCTACTATGTGTCAATTAACCTTTACAGAATTTGATTGGGATGATTTACCTGTTAGCTATTCAGCCGCTAATGCTGCTGCCTTTGCAAGTAACATAGGTCAACAAGATGTAAGAGATAGTTGGGATGCTTTTCCACAGACTAGCTCACCTACTGCCGGTTATGCAGATGGCGATATGATATTTCCACTTATAGATCATGGTAATCCTTACGATTCTACAGGTGCTCTTAATGGACCTACTGTTACAATAGGTGCTTCAGGTTCGGCATTCCAATCGTTTACACACTCACAAAATGCCTTAGCAGCTCAGAGGTTTAAACCTATGATTAGAGCTAAAAGAATATGGGATCAAATCTTTCAAGATAGTGGTTATACATATGAATCTAACTTTTTAGATAGTGAGCAATTCTTACACATGTATGTTAGTGCCTTTGGTAACGAAGAATCTGTTACTATAGGTGTAGAACAAGATGTAGGTGGTGGTCCTTTCGGAACAGCTTCATCAAATACCTTTCAATACTTTGAACAACCTAATGGTAATAACGATGCACAGTCTTACTTATATTGTAGTAATCAAGTTGTAGGATCACCTAACTATTATATTAATACACCTGATGTAACTGGACCTACAGGAGGTAGTTACTTCATTGCACCTGGTGATGCTGCCCTAGGTGGTGCCTATTATGCTTTTGAATATGGTGCGCAAGTAAGTGCTGCAATAGAAAACTCAGATTATGGTTATACTGATGTAGACCTAGCAGTTCAGCTAATGGTAGTAGACTCTATTACTGCAGCGCCTAACGATCCTAACAATGTTACCTTAGATGTAGGTAACTTTAACTCAAATGGTAACTGGTCTTCTAGTGCATATGATTCTAGAAACGGTGGCTATCAACCTCAAACAGGTGACATCTTTAAAATATTCATAACTGCTAACTACTCATACGATATTAGTGAAGTAGGTCAAGCCTATTGGCATTGTGCTGCAGCACCTGGTCCATATAACCCAGGAAGAGACTTAGACTGTGAATATCAACAAGTTGATTTCATTAAAGATGTTATTACTATGTTTAGATTAGTAATGCAACCAGATCCTCTAAGACCTAACCACTTCATCATAGAACCATGGAAAGATTTCATTGGTAGTGGTGATGTATATGATTGGTCTAATAAGATGATTAGACAGAAGGACTTTGTTAGTGAACCCTTATTTAATACACAGAGTGCTGTAATAGAATTTACAAA